GATTTAGGCATTGATGGGCTATTCAAGCGTGTCCGGGTAAGGCTGTTCGGTGTCGATACGCCCAATGCCTACAGAGCTAAGGCAGATACAGAGGCGGGAGATGTACGCGACGAAGTCCGCCGCCTCGCCAGTCTAGGTGCCTGTAAAGTCCATGTAATCTCTCAAGGGCGCGGTGGCTGGGTGGCTATCCTGATGGTGGAGACCGAATCTGGCCCGCCCGTCAATATCAACGAAGCCCTGATCGGTCGCGGCTACATCTACCGGGGCAAGGACAACCACAGAGGCAGTGAAGGCACGACATGACGACACGTATCCGACGCGTACGCACTACGGACCCGCAAGTAACCGCAAGGGTCGCATCCTTTGGTGTGCCCGTCGAGCGGGCGGATACCAGCCGACAGATGACTGTGGAGGACGAGTTTCAGGCGTCCGCCATTTCGACTTTCTTCCTAGCCCCGCCGTACTCCCCCACCAAGTTGCTGAACATCATCGAACGGTCCAACATGCTGGGTCCGTGTATCGATGCAATGGTGACCAATATCGCCATGTGCGGGTGGGATGTGGTGCCGGTGCATAAGGACATCCCGGTTGATGAGAATGAACGGGAGATTCTGCAGTCATTTATCGACTCGGCAAACTCCGAAGAATCCCTGACCACTGTCAATAGCAAGGTCGTTCGTGAAAACGAAGGCGTTGGCTACGGGTTTCTGGAAGTCATCCGGGACACCACCGGCTCCGTCTCCGTTCTGCGGCACGCCAAATCCAGCATTACCCGCTTGATGCCACGCCACAAAGACCCCATAAAGGTCGTCTACGATATCCGCAGGGGGCCACGAACCTCCTACGTGACGGAGTATCGGCGTTTTCGCCGCTTCGTCCAGATCGTGTCTGGCAAGACCGTGTATTTCAAGGAGTTCGGCGACCCGCGCCGGCTGAACTGCGAGACCGGGGAGTTCCATACCGAAGGCAATGTGCCCAAGGACAAGGAAGCGACCGAGCTGATGCATTTCCGGCAGGATTCCGAAGACCCGTATGGTGTGCCGAGGTGGATTGCCCAACTGCCCTCGATCTTGGGCAGCCGGGAGGCCGAGGAAGTCAATCTACGGTACTTCGAGGACAACACGGTGCCCCCGATGATGCTGACCGTGTCGGGCGGACGGCTGACGGCGACCTCGTATCGCGAGCTGCAGAAGATGCTGCAGCAACAAGGGGTGGGCAAGGATCGTCAGCACCAGATCATGCTGGTGGAGGCCGTCCCCGAAAGCAGTGGGATCGACGACAAGGGCACCCCGATCCGTCTGGATGTCCATAAGCTGGCGGACACCCGGCAGAGCGATGGCCTGTTCACCGCGTACGACGAATCCAACCGCAACAAGGCGCGTTCTGCCTTCCGTCTGCCGGGCGTATCGGTCGGGGCGTCACAGGACGCCACCTACGCCACAGCCAACGTCAGTGCGTTCGTCGCGGAGACGCAAGTCTTTGCACCGCAGCGGAAAATCTACGACGAAAGGTACAACAAAGGTCTAGTGCATCACCCCAAAGGACTGGGGATCAAGACAGTCATGCTCAAGAGCAGGGTGCCTGCGATCACCAACCCGGAAATGCTGATCAAGGCGCTGACTGCCCTGAACGTCATGGGCGGCGTGACTCCTCGTACCGCGATTGGTGCCGCCAACAGCGTGCTGCAAGCCGCCATGCCCCAGTACCCCGAGCGTGGTACAGAAGGCTGGGAGCCGTGGATGGATCGTCCGATTGGTCTAACAATACGCGGCACCACGCAGGACACACAAAACGAGCAGTCACTTAAGGACCAGCGTACGAAGGACGTTGAGCAGTCTGGTGAGGTAGGTGTCGATATTCCGGAGCATGGCCAAGAATGAAGAGGCTGTACCGAGCCCCGCTGGAGCAACGGCTACTGTTCTACATAGAAAAGAAGACCAGAACACCGTACATGCGGGGCGGCCCTTGCTGGGTATGGGTAGGTCACCGGACGGCTGACGGCTACGGGGCGCTGCGCGTAGGCGACACCATGAAGAGGACCCACCGTATCGCCTATGAAATTTACGTGGGTGAGATACCGGAGGGGTTGCTTGTTTGCCACAGGTGTGACAACCCTGCATGCTGCAACCCCGCCCACCTTTTCGTCGGCTCTGACGCGGACAACGTGGATGACATGATACGTAAGGGAAGGATGGCTCGGGGGGAGGACGGGGGTAACGCCGTGCTAACCGAGGAGCAGGTAGCAGATATCCGGCTGGACACTAGACCGTTGCGGACGATAGCCAAAGAATACGGGGTGTGTCACGCTACGATCGGAGAGGCGAGGCGGCGCGCAACATGGGCACACGTGCCGTAAAGTTGAAATCGATTTCAAATCAGGGAGTGGAGCATGACCACGATTTTCGTAGCCGAACAGGAAAAGAATCAAGTCCGCGCAGTGCATGACACGGCTGCCGAGCCGCCGGTATGTCAAGTCGGAGGGGTACAGTCCATCACCCGTACGGGGAGTACCGCCACTGCAACCCAGACGGCGCACGGCTACCCGTCTGGTATCGTGGTCGCTATCGCCGGGGCCGGGGCCGGGGAGGCAGAGTACAACGGGGACCAGACCATCACCGTTGTGGATGCGGATACCTACACCTTCGCAGTGTCTGGTACCCCGGCAACCCCGGCGACTGGAGACATTACCGCGTCTGCCGTTACCCAATCGCTCTGCATGAACCATCCGGCCGTGCTATTCGTCGAGTCGATTGCGGCGGCCACCACTGTGCTGGTCGAGGCATGTATCCGTAGATCGCTTGGCTGGAAGCAGGTAGGGGCGAGCTTGACCAACGCGGATAACGGCACGCTAGTACCTGTTGCTGCAGGGTATAACTTCGTTCGTACCCGGCGCTCGTCCGGAACGGGCGCGGTCAAGATCCACGCACAGCAGTAACCAAGGAGACGGTGATGTCGGGTCCAGAAGTGCGGCTACACCTCCGCAGTGATCGAGAGTTCGAGCGTGTCGTGTTTGCCGAAGTCCTAGTGCCGGATGTACCCAATACGTTCGGGGACTACTGGACCGCCGGCAAGATCCGGGAGGCTGCCTATGCCTTCGCAGAGCGTGGCTACGGTATCGATCTGGAGCATGACAAGGTGGATCGCACGGGTGGCGTGCATGTCGTGGAGTCCTTCATCGCCCGGGCCGGTGATCCGACGTTCATAGAGGGCTCATGGGTCGCCGCCATGCGTATCCACGACGATGTTGTGTGGGAGGGTATCCTGTCCGGGGAAATCAATGGATACTCTTACGAGGCACTGGTGTCGTTCCTCCCCGCCATCTTCACCTATGAGGAGAGTGGAGTCCGGGCGGGCGTTACGGAAGCCGATCTTGATGACGGACATACCCATGAGTTTCTGGTGATCGTCGACGAGGTGGGGCGGACAGTCAGTGGCGGGACCTCCACAGCAAACGGCCACAGCCACATCATCAGCAGGACCACGGTGACCGACGAATCGGCCGGGCACTTCCACAGATTCAATATTGTAAAAGGGGCGGGCGGAATATGACCAAGCGTAGCGACACCGGCGCGGCGGCTGTACAGAAGAAGGTGAACGTGACTACACTCGTCGAACCTGCTTTCTTGACACTGACCGACAAGCCAGCGAATCAGGTAGGTTTCAAAATCATTCGGGAAGACAATAAGGAGCAGAATATGACGGAGAAGACCGCAGACATCCGTGTTCGGCGGGTGCGAGCGCAGCGCAGTATGGGCCCCATGGTATCCGTGATGTTCCCGGCCGGCACCACAGAAGATGATGCCAAGAAGACCATGGACGAGTTCGGCCTGACGGGGTATACCCTGACCCGTGCCGGCGACAGTGTCGTGGCACTGCGTAGCGACCTCGAAGCGGTGCCCGCCAACGTCACCAATATCGGTATCGGCAACGGTGTGTTCGCCTCCATCGAGCGTGCCGACCCCGTGCTGGTGGCTGGCGAGAAGGGTAACCTGTCCGTCGTGGCGGTGCGCTTCGACAAGGAACAGTATTCGGAAGAGAGTGACGTTATGGCGTGGATCGAGCGTCATGATATTGACTTTCTGCCGGATGGTGTGAAGAATGGGCCCACTGCAACACTGGTCTGCCGAACTGGCGGTCCGGATGGTGAGGAAACAAGGGAAATTCAAGTCGAGGACGGTGTGACGTTTGTCATCGCCCGCGCAGACTTGGCGGATGTACCTTCCGCGTTTATCGAAGTGGTATCGGAGACTTCCTACGGTTCGTGGGGGTGGGGGCAACTGGACTTCGCATCGTGCATGGCAGACAAGGAGTTCTGCAACGCGGCGGAGGAAGCAGGCTACACACTGAGACGGGTAGCAGACCAGATTCTGTTCTACAGCCCGTTGCCGGTGTCGGTACGCAAGGAACTGGTAAGTCGTGCCGCAACGCAGTATGCAACATATATGGGTAGCCTTCTGGACGCCCTGCCGGCCAAGGTAGTTCTGGCCAATCGGTCCATTCATGAATCCAAGGAGAGTCAAGTGACTGACAAGAAGCAAGATGAAGTTCAACGCAGCGACGCCGCTGCAGCCGTCGCAGCACCCACCACCCCGACCGTTGAGCATGTGACCCGTGCCGAGCTGGTTGCTGTCGTGGCCGAAGCCGTCAAGGCCGCCATGGCTACTGTCCAGCGCACCGACAGCGCCGCCCCGGCAGCCGCCGAAGCCGCGCCGGTCGAGGCAGCCCCCGCTGCCGCCGCTGTCTCGGCCGAAGCGACCCATCTGGAGAACGTGACCCGCTCGCTGGAGGCACTGGCCAAGACCGTTGCCGGTATGGCCGAGGGTGTGGATAGCCGTCTCGGCAAGATCGAAGGGGCCACCGTGCTGCGCTCCGACGCTGGAGACGCTCCGCAAACGGTCACCCGCAAGGATGTGTTCAAGGGCATGTTCCCCAGCGTCAAGTAGCACTGATTCGACTCTCACCAGATTTGAAATCGATTTCACTACAGGAAACCAAACATGACCACCAGTAATGTTGCACTCGCCCAGCGCGCCGACGTTGCCATCAGCGACCTGACCACCGATGGCGGGTATCTCCAGCCGGAACAGGCTGACGCCTTCATCGACATGATCATGGAGACGCCGACCGTTCTGAAGCAGTCGCGCCACCTCCGCATGAACAAGCCGGAGACCAAGATTGACCGCATGGGCTTCGGCTCGCGGATCTTCCACGCTGCGCCGCAGGGTTCCTCGCCGTTCGCAGACGACGACGGCACCAATGATCGCCACCTCGCCGCCGCCAAGCGTTCCAAGCCGACGACTGCGCAGATCAGCGTCACCACCAAGGAATACATGGCGGAAGTCCATGTCCCCTACGAAGTTCTGGAAGACAATATCGAGCGCGGCGGTTTCGAAGCCCACCTGATGCGTCAGATCGCGACTCGTGCTGCGGTCGACTTCGAAGAACTGGCACTGTGGTCCGATACCGCATCCGGCGACGCCGATCTGCTGCTGCAGGATGGCTGGCTCAAGCGCATGACGGCTCACGTGGTGAACAACGCTTCGGCCGGTATCTCGCCCGACATGTTCGTCAATGGCATGCTGGCGATGCCGCAGAAGTATCTGCGCGACCTCGCGCTGATGCGTCACTTTGTTACCGTGGCCAACACCATCCGCTATCGCCAGAAGGTTGCACAACGTGCCACCGGCTATGGCGACACGATGCTGCAACAAGCTGCACCGATCTTCGCGGGCGGCGTGGCCGTCGAAGCAGCGCCGATGCTGGCCGCTGCCGGTACCGGTAACGTGGGCTTCATGACCTTCCCGCAAAACCTGATCTTCGGCATCCGCCGCGACATTCAGGTTGAGAGCGTCCGTGAAATCCGTGCCCGTGAAATCATCGTTGTCGTGACCGCCCGTCTGGGGTTCCAGATCGACGACGGCGACGCAGCGGTCAAGTTTACTAATATTTAAGTGGTGGCGGGGGAAACCCCCGCTGTTGCGTGACCAACAAGGAACACGGATATGACGCTTCAAGCAATTTCCGATCTGGGCAAAGGCGGGGCCGGCACGCAAGGGCAGGACGCGGGAGGCATCTTCGCAATCGCCAAGGAACTTCAGGGTCTGACCATTTCGCTGGTGGCGGGCGGTGGCGCTAACACCAAGTTCGATCTGGCGGCAATTCGCCAAGAAGACACTGTCGTCAAGGCCATCAACAACGCGACCGGCGGGGTGCTGACTGACATCACCTCCACGATCAGCATGGTGGATTGCCGGGCCGCCGGTACGCTCACGCTGGTCAGTGCGGTCGCGGCGGAGACCGTCGAAGTCAACGGCATCACCTACACGGGTGTGGCCGGAGTCCCGGCGAACTTCCTTGAGTTCTCGATCGACACCAGTGACACCGCAGCGGCAGCTTCGCTGGCGGCCGCGATCAACGCACGGGAAGCCAACTACGGCAACACCGTGACGGCGACCTCGGCGGCGGGTGTGGTGACGGTTCTGGCGACGGCGGAGGGCACCGGCCCGAATGCCTACACGCTGGTCGGTGACACCAACATCACTGCGTCGGCGGCAACTCTGCTTGGCGGCACCGCAACGGGCGGCATCAAGTCCACCGGCGCCACCGACCAGATCGTGCTGTTCTGGTTCAACAAGAATACCTAAGCAGTAGCAGTATCGGGCGGTCTCCTGACGGGGGCCGCCCATTTCGTTAAGTTTGAAATCGATTTCAACAGGAGTGGTGGACATGCAAACGCTTAAAATGGTGAATGGCAAAACCTATATCGACGCCCGTATCAACAAGGGCGAGCCGGTGTACCTCGGCAACACCGTCGTGATTGAAGACGACCTCGTCGCGGAAGACGTGAAGAAGCAGGGCTTCACCGACCTGAAGGACAACCCACGCAAGTATTTCAAGCAAGTGCCCGCCCATCTTCTGCCGGCCGATGTGGAAGCCGACCCCGAGCAGATCGAAGAGGAAGAGGACGTGCCGGACGCCTCCCCGATCGACGAAGCGCCCAAGGCACCGGCCGCCCCCCGTCGCAGTCGCGCCTCAAAGTAATCGCCACGTTTTCGGGAGGTAATGATGAAGCTCGCCACACCCCAACAGGTACTTGACCTGCTCGGCATTATCAGCAACACGGGCTCGCTGGGGAATGCGGCGGCGGCACTGGACATTACCTCCCGCATTGTGGAGGCGGCGCTGGAGACGAGGCTGGAAGAGGGTACCTACACGGACTTCTTCGATTACGAGTATTCCCGGATGCGTACCCGGTTCAGTCCCCGCATGTTCTACCTGTCCAGTCGTTTTGTGGATACCTCCATGTCGTTTGTCGTTCGCGAGGCGGAAAGCTCGCTGCCACTGCGCACGAAGGATGACGGGCTGGTTGTCGCGGCGGCCGACTACATTGTCGATCACCGCAAAGGTACTGTGACAATGCTACGGGACGTTCCGGTCGGCGCACACACGTTGTCTATTACGTTCAGTGCCGGGTTCCCGGTCAGGGGTACCGACAAGGTCATCGCAGACGCCCCCGATTGGTTGGTGCAGGCCGGGAAGTCTGCGGCACAGCACTACATCAACTTGAACCCGGCACATGTCTCGTCCAAGAAGATCACTGCGGTGAAGGACATCACGGTAGGACTGAAGGACCGGATCACGGCCTTGGTCCATCCCGAGCTTCGGGAACGCTACGGCATGACATTCCCTATCCGCACGGTGATCCATGACTGATACCCGCTTCGTCCGTGGAGCCTCACGGGTACGGCGACGTATCGCGTCCATTCAGGCGGCTACTAATGTCGCCTTGACTTCCGGCATGCTGGAAAAACTGCTGTTGAAGCGGGTCAAGGCTCGCTTCAATCGCGGTGTCGATGCGGACGGGGTCAAGTGGCCTCCTCTGGAGCCCGCCACCAAGCGGCGCAAAAGCTCTAGCAAGCACCAGAACCCCCTGAAGCGCACCGGTACGCTGTACGACGCAATCAAGGTTATTCAGGGTACGCATGCGGGCCTGTTCGCATCGGCGACCGGGGCGGGGTTCCGTATCGGGGTATCGGACCCGGAAGCAGCGGAGTACGGGCGACTCATGAATAACGGCTTCTACCACGTGAGAGCCAAGCGCATGATCCAACCGCGCCGGTTCCTAGGCGTAGGGGAGCTAGACCGCAAGGCAGTAGATTCGGCGCTCCGCGCGATCATCCTGCGTAGCACGATTGGAGGATGACATGGCAGCAACGATTGACCAACTGGACAAAGAGCTGCAGGGGCTGGTATCGGAAGTACCCTCCTTTGCGACCAATTGTTTCTCCGTAGTAAGTCTGGAGGACATGGAACAGGTGGTGACCGAGATGCAGCGGCCCCCGGCAGCGGGGGTGGGGTATGTGGGTGCACGGCCTATCAGTAATGCAGGAACTGCGGTAGAGTCCCGTAGCCATAGCGTGACAATGGTCGAGGCGCAGTTCCTCATCATCGTCGCGGTGCAATACAAGAACGCTGGGCAGGTCGACAATAAGAAGCAGGCAACTGACCTTCTTGATGATCTGCGCAACAAGGTGAATGGTTACAAGGGTGTCAACAGCCGGGTGTGGCGCTTCGGTGGTGAGCAGGCCGAGTCGGAACTATCGGTCGACGGGCTCGCCTTCTATTCTCAGGTGTGGCTCACGTTCCTCCCATTTTCGGGATCTTTCAACGCGCAGTAAAGGAGTACAGCAATGGCGAACAATTACTATTCCGGACAGGGCAGTCTGCTCGTAGCCACCCGCACCGTGGCTGGCGCCCCGCAGGGCTTCCTCGCGGTGGGCAACGTGCCCGAACTCACGATCGACATCGAGACTTCGATTTTCGAGCACAAGGAATCGGAATCTGGCTCGCGCCTGACCGACCTTACGATCATCAAGGAAAAGAAGGGCAAGTTCAATTTCAAGCTGGAGAACTTGTCCCTCGATAACCTCGCGCTCGGTCTGTGGGGCACCAAGGCATCCGTGACCGGCTCCACCGTGACCGACGAAGTTGTCACCGTCGCGGCCGCCGGACTCGACCAGAAGTATGCACTGGCCCACCCCGGCGTGACCTCGGTTGTGGTCAAGGACGACGCTGCGGGCGCCCCCGGCACCACGACCTACGTGGTGGATACCGACTACACCGTCGATGCAGTCAATGGCGCCATCACTCCGTTGTCGACCGGTGCCATCACGGCTGCAGAAGTGCTGCACGTGGCCTACACCTTTGCGTCGTACACGCAGATGGACGCGTTCATGTCGTCGGCCGCGCCGGAACGTTGGCTGCGCTTCGAGGGCCTGAACACGGTGGATGACTCGAAGGTTGTCATCGACATCTTCAAGGCGCAGTTCGACCCGCTGACCGGCTACGGCCTGTTGAATGAAGACTTGGCTTCGGTCGATATGAAGGGCACGATCCTTGCCGATCCGCTCCGCACCTCCGGCTCCAAGTTCTTCCGTCAGCGCAATTTCTAATCCCCCAGTAATGCGGGGTTAGTTGGACGGGGGCCGGTTCGCCGGCCCCTTTAGCATACGCAGGACCATTCAAGGTATCGGTGACACTATGGAAACGCAAACTGCCACAAATGCTGAGCAAGTCTCCGACTCGCTTTTCAATGATGCAACGGATGTACGACTGGAAGACGGTACCATCGTCACGGTTAACAAGGTCCGGATGAAGCACAACGAGTTTGTGCTGGGGCTACTGACCAAGGTCATCGGCATTCTCGGTACGGACTCGCAAGGTAACTTGTCGATCCCGATCGGTGACCCGGTGAAGATGTTGCAATTGATTTCAAATTTCCCCAACGACATCAACCAACTGATCGCTACCATGACGGACCTGTCTGTGGAGCGGGTGGGGGAACTCGACACGGCGGAGGGGCTTGCACTGATCATGAAGATCGGTGAGGTGAATCGCGCTTTTTTTACCGCCCGGGTAGCACCGCTGCTGACGGGGATGCTGGCTCGCGCAGAAGTTCCGCAAAGCGAAGCCGCGACCGTCGCCGCCGAGATCAGCAAGGTGCGGCGGACCCGGAGGAGTTAGTAGACGCAATATCGCTTCTGATCGAGTACGGGCACCACGAAAGTGATATACCGGACTACACCGTTGAGAAGTTTCGGTTATACCTGCGGTCGGTGCATCGCAGGGATTGCAGGAAGCGTCTCGACTACGTTGTAGATACGAGTGTCGCCATAGCTGGTGTCCTCTCGGGCAAGGATGCGACCAAAGAACACATGGACGCGCTCGGAGAGGGTACCAAATATGGCCAAGAAAAGTAGCAACAACATCGACATTGATGTCAATGCACACGACAATGTCACGCTGCCGCTCAGGGCGATAGAATCCGGGATCATCCGGTTTGTGGGGGCCATCACGGCCTCCATTGTCGCCTTCCGCGCGGCTTCCTTCCAGATCACCTCTGCGGCGGATCTGCAAGAAGAACTCATCAACGTACAGAAGACCACCGAGTTCACGGATGCAACTATCCAGCAACTTGGTTCTTCTCTGCGTGTTTTGTCCCGCCAAGTCAATGTCACTGCAACCGACCTCGCGAAAATCGCAGCGGTGGGCGGGCAGCTTGGTCTGGGCAATCAAGGCTCTGAAGCCCTGCTCGCATTTACCGATTCCGCCTCGCGTATGTCATCGGTGCTGGATGTGTCGGTGGAGAACGCGGCGAACGGTATCGCCAAGATCACCAACATCTTCAAGATCGGCCTGAAGGATGCGGAGAGCATCGTATCCGGCTTCAACGAGCTGTCGAACAACTCCACGGCGTCAGGCGAAGACCTCCTTAACGTGGTGCAACGGATCGGTGACGCCAGCGTGGGCTTGGACCTGTCTGAGTCATTGGGCCTTGCCGCGACCGGGGTCGATCTGGGCTTGACGCTGGAAACGATTGGTACTTCATTCAGCAAGGTATTTCTTGATCTGCAAACGAAGTCTTCCCAGCTCGCGCAGCTAATGGGGACAACGGCAGAGAAGTGGGCTGACCACGTTCAGAACAAGCCCGTGCAGGCGCTGAAGGACTACCTAGCGGTGCTGCGTACGCTCGGCAACGTGGACCGGGCGCGTGTGTCTGAACAGATAACCGGCGGCGGCCGTATCGCCGCGTTGGTCAACAAACTGACGCAGGACACCAACAACACCATTCTGGACAAGAACATCGGTTTTGCCGACAGCGGCATAACTTCCGGCCTGTCCGCGATCAAGGAACAGCAGACCGTATTGCAGGGGTTCAACGCGCAACTCCAGATTACCGGTAACCACTTCACTGCGCTGGCTTCCGAAGTCGGGGAAAGGGCCCTCCCAGTCGTCACCACGCTGCTGCGCCGCTTTCAGGAATGGGCAGATAGTCCGGAAGTGCTCGATGGCGTGATTCGGGTATCCGAAGCAGTCGGCGGCGCGGCTCTGGCGTTTGTCGACCTTGTCCGGTTTGTCGCCAACTTGAATGTCAACTGGGAAAACATGGTCAAGATCGGGGCGGCGTGGATCGCCCTGAACATGGCCCGGAGCATGACCACGTGGCTCGGTACGCTCGGGGCGGTCCGCTCGGCGATCTCCCTAATTGACGGCACAGGCATGAAGGCGTTTGCTACCCGTTTGCAAACGATTTCAACTAGCGCCAAGGCAACGTCAGCACACCTCGCAGGACTCGCCGCCTCTGCCTCTACCGTTATTCTCGGCGCGGCTTCCCGCCCGTTCATTCCCGCCACCAATACCGTGGCACAGAACGTCAATACCGCGCAAAGCTCTGCTGCAGTCGCCGCAGCCAAAGCCCATTCGGCGGCGCTCAAAGAGCAGATGGCGGCCTACCTCGGGCTACAGGAAATACAAGCCAACTCCCTTACGCTGGCGGCGGCCCGGGAGGCCAAAGAGACTGCCACTACTGCCAAGATCACAGCACTGGGGCAGCAGACGGCGGCGGAGTTCGCCCTGAATGACCAGAAGCGGATTGTCGGAACTGAAAAGACGCTCGCGGCGGGTATCCGGGCAAATGCTCTGCTTGCGGCAAACGCCAAACAGACCAATGCAATTATCGCGGCCAGCCATGTTCGTACTGCGGCGCTGGCAGTAGCGACGACCCCTGCCCAGATCACCTCTGCAAATGCTTCCTACGCCGCGCGGGTTGGAGTCGCCAGAAAGGCAGCACGTGACGAGATTGCACTTGCCGAGAGTGTATATACCGCTCGCCGCGCCATCCTCGCCGCCGACCTGAACGCCACCCGCATCCACTACGCAGAGCGTGTGGCGATTGCCCGCGCCGCCACGGCCACAGAAGTTGCTGCGATCGCCGCGCATACCGCTGCCTCTAGTGCGCAAGTTCTCACGTCGGGGGCCATCCTCGTCGCCGGCCTGAGAAAGATCATGGCCGGTTTGATGCGGCTGTTCAGCCTCGGATTGTGGGGCGCGTTGATCTTTACCATTCTGGACATGACGGGTCTTCTGGGTCCCCTTGCCAATGCTTGGTTGAGAGTTAAAGAGGCTGTCGGCCTGACCTCGGAGGCGATGCGCAAGCATGATCAGCAGGAGCGCATCCGCAGCAAGAAGCAAGAGGACGAGACCAAGCGTCTAGCGGCATTGCGGGACGAGTATATCAACCTAGCACTGGCGCAGGGTGGGCTCGACCCGGAAGTGTTCGGGGTCAAGGTCAAGCAGGCAGACGGTCGTCGAAAAGAGACTGCAGAAGCGTCTGTCGAAGCCGTCAACAAATTTGCAGTTAGCAAGCTGGCGGGGGAGCAGAGCAAGGGCATCAAGGAGAGCTTCGATGCCGAAAACGCGGACCTAAGCGTGCGGTACAAGAAGCTGTCCGAGGAGATCGCCAAGGCCCGAAAGGGAGTGGCAGAACTCGACAAAGAGATCGCCTCGATGGGGCAGATTGGCGATGCGTTCGGTCTGGGACAAGCACGCGATCAGCTACAAAAAGACAAGGATGCCCTTACTGCCCTGCTTCAGGATATGACGGAGGCCCAGTCTCAGATCGAACAGAGACAGGGCGCCGCCGCTGCACGGGTTATCGGTAGTTTCGACGAAATTCAAGAGGCCGCAGAGGAGTTCGTCCCGGCACTGAAGCAGATTTTTACCAGCGAAATGGCTGCGCTTGTTGAGTCGGCGGTGCTTCCTGCGGTGGCGGCCAAAAAGCAACTATCGGAACTTAAGACACAGATCGAGGATCTGGGCAGGGCCATGTCCGCCGCGAAGGATGGCGGTCTGGTCAAGATCAAGGGGCCGGAGGGTACTGACGTAGAAGTCAGTCTCGCCGCCGCTCGCGCTCAAATGGTCGTGCTGGAGAACGCGGCCCTCACTGCTACCTCAAAGATTCAGCAGGCAAATACCGCGCTCAGCAAGCTGGGGGACACCAACCAAAAAGATGCCTCTAGAGACACCTTGCTCGGTATGATCAACAGCATGGACCCGGCCAAGGTTGAGGCGGTACTGGTGATTTTGCGCCGGCTCAGGGACGAAAACGCACTTGTGGGTACGATTACCCTTGGCGCAACCAAAGGGCCTGACGCGGCGGACGGCACCGCAAACATCAGTGGTAGCGATCTGGCCCTCGCCCGCCTTCGTACCGAGAAAGAGATTCTGGACGCCCGTGTCCGCTTGCTGAGAGAAACCATCAATCAGGAGCTGGAGGAGTACGGTGACGGATACTCTCGTGGTCTGGTGGCGCTGGAGGACTACTACCAAGGCCGAAAGGTCCTGATCGAAGAGGGGCTGAAGGGGGAGATCAAGCTACGCCAGCAGGAACTGGTAGAGGCAACGCACGCGTTCAACACAGCAGGACAGAACAACCCCAACGACCGCGCGGCGCAGCAGGAGTCGGCACGTGCGGCGCAGGCGCGCATCCGAGGAGACATTGCCGTTCTCGAAAAGCGTCTGGGGGCCGTTGCCGGCGAAGTCGACCGTGACCGCGTAGCAGATATCAAAGACCGTAATCGGGAGATACTGGATCTGGAGATCCAGCTTGCCGAGGAAACCGGAGACGTACAGCGCGCCCAGCTTTTGCGCACGGACCTAGAGCACGAGGAGCTGATGACCCGGTTGCAGACCGAGCGTCGTCGCCTGAACGGGGAAACGGCCGCCGCCGCACTGGCGGACGATACTGCACGCCTGCAAAAGCTGGCGGAAGAGACGGCGAAGCTTGATCGTACGATCGCAATTGTCATCGAACTGAAGTCGCTCGGCCGGGTCGAGGCGGAAGTAGATGAGTTCATCTCCCGCACCAGTGCCAAACTTCGTCTCGGTCTGTCTGCGCCGACCGAAGTCGGGGCGCTGGTTCTTACCCAGATGGCCAAGAGCGGCCCTGAACTTGAACAGAGGCTGGAGAGTATCCGCGCCGAACTGGCGGCAACTCAGGATGAAGCGCAACGGGCCGTTCTGGAGAAAAAGCTGGCACTCGCGTCCGAGGCGGCAGTAGAGCTACAGAATGACTTGATCGAGCTACACCGCACCGCTATCTCTGCGTTCGGAAATGAAATCGATATCAAATTGCGGCTCGGCCTCATCGACATCGCAGATGCCAGTGAGCAGGTAGCCGCGTTCGCCCGGGACACGGCACAGAGCCTTGTCGGCCCGATCAACGAACTGCAAGAGAAGATCGCCAGCGGGGCGGGGACGCCGGAGCAGTTGGCCCAGTGGTCCAGCCGCCTCAACTTCCTAAACCTGCAGTATCTGGACCTTACCAACACAATCTCCGATCTGGCAGGTACGATCAACGAAGAGCTGAGTGGCGCTTTCAGCGACTTCCTGTGGAACGCGGCCAGCGACATCGAGAATATCGGGGATGCCTTCCGCAACTTGGGCCTGCAGATCGCCGAGACGCTGGGGCGGATGGCGTCCGAGCAGCTTGTCGAAAAGGCGTTCGGCGGCCTGCTGAAGGGCACGGGCTCGATTGGCGATGTACTCTCCAAGTTCATGGCGGGCAAGGATGCGGCCACCGCCAACACTGCGGCAACCGCAGCAGCGAATAGCCTAGTGTCGGGCGGTCCGGGCGTGCCGGGACTGCAGCGAGGCGGTACCCCCCTGACCCCGATGTATGTGCAGGATGTCGCAGCGGCAGGCGGCCTTGCTCCTTCCTTGGGGGGTGCGCTTGGCGGCCAGATAGCCGGGCCGGGCGGCGCGGCGGGTGACCCCTCTACAGGGTTCTTCGCAGGGGTGATGCAGAGCTTCACCAACCTCGGCGAGGGCATCAGAAACATATTCTCCGGGAAGGCCGGGATCATGGAGGTGATCCAACAGTTCGGCACCGATGTGTTCAAGGTATTTGGCACGGCTTTCGACAACCTCCGCCAGCTATTCTCTACCGCAACGGGGGATGGCGGGGATAGTGGGTTTATCGATGGCCTACTGAGCATCTTCAGCCCGGACAGTGGGGCCAAGGCGGCAGAAGTGGCCGCTCAGCAGGTTTCCGCCATCAGTACGATTACGACTGCGGCTACGGCTGCGGATACGGTTCGTGCCACGTCCGCCGTTGCAGCGACTGGTACTGTCGCGGCAGCGCAGGTTCCTGCAGCAGCGACAACTACGGCAGCATGGACTCCTGCGGCGACAGCCGCGTCAGTCGGTTCGTTCGGTAGTGCGGCAGCGATCGGTGTCGCGGCGCTGATCGCGGCTTTCTTGCTGGCGAAGAGCTTTGCAGGATCGTTTGCGGAAGGCGGTGTGATCCGGGGAGCGGGGACGGGGACCAGTGACTCCATCATCGCTCGGGTGTCTCACGGCGAGCACATCACTCGTGCAACCCAGACGCGTAAGTGGTTGCCACTGTTGTCGGCGATCAATGCGGGGGTTCTGGATGACTGGTTGCCCACGTTGCGTATGCCCAGCATGCCCGCGTTCGCAGACGGTGGTCTGGTCACACAGACTGCTCCCGCGCAGCCGCAGAGTGGCGGGGCCGGGGTGCGGATCATCAACGTAATTGACCCGAAGATGGCGGCCGACTACTTGACCTCATCTGCGGGGGAGAAGACAATCCTTAACATCCTGCGGCGCAATGCCGGAGCAGTGCGACAGACACTAGGCTAAAAATCATTAGAGGGGCAAAGCATGGCGTATCAAATTGGTTTTGTGGATAATTCCACGATGCTCGCGCACTACAAGATGCTTGAGACGATCAAGGATTTTGCAGTCGCGAACGGATGGACGGTGCTGCGCTACGACACCGCGCCGGAGAACCGTGAGCTGATCCTGAAGGGCATCGGCCTGTCCGGGCTTGAGGAAATCTTTATCGGCATCCGCACCTACCACGATGTCGGGGCGGACTACTACAACTTTCTGGCCGGGGTATTCACCGGCTACGTGCCGGGCAACACGTTCGACACGCAGCCGGGGGCGGCGCTGGTGGGCTGCCCGGCGCACAACAACCGGATCGACTACTGGCTCACGCTGAACGGGCAACGGATCGTACTGGCGATGAAGGTCGGCACGCCGGTCTACGAGCATCTGTACTTGGGCAAGATGTTCCCCTACGCCCGCCCCAGTCAGTTCCCCTACCCGGTGGTCGCGGGGGGTATGTTGGTCGGCGCCTCTGGCACGCGTTTCAGTGAAACCACGCACGATTTCTACTTGCGGGGCAACAACGCTCGGGGCCAGATGCGCACGCCGTCTGGATGGATCAACATGCACTGCTACCCTTGGGGTGCTTCGAGCATAGCGAGCGGCGAGCAGTTGCGCGACACCGGTAACGAGTATTCGCTGCTTCCGGTGGAGCTGCACGACAACACGGCCAATCTTTACGGGCAACTGGACGGAATTTACTACATCAGCGGGTTCAACAACGCGGTTGAAAACACGCTCGTCATCGGCGGGGCAACCTACGTGGTGATGCAGAGCGTATCACGCACAGGCCACACCGACTACTACGCACTGCGGCTCGACGCATAAAGGGTACTATCATGGCTTACTACACGGGCACCGCCTCCAGCTACGCCGACCTCAGAACTGCACTGCTTACCCACGCGCAGAGCGACGGCTGGGTGCTGACCGGGGACGTTCTTTCCAAGGCCGGGGTGTTCTTCCGCATTCAGTTGGGCGCGACCAACATAACGTGTCTGGGGTGCGCGGACAATGCCGTTGCTACCCCGGCACCTTACGTGGTTCAGATTGGGCGTATATTCACGGCCCCGGGGGCTGTTACACGGGAGATGACCTTCCCCTGCACCTACTATGTCTTCGGGTTTGCGCAGGAACTATACCTAGTCGTCAATTACGACGTGGACGCGTATCAGTGGATGGCCTTTGGTAAGTCGACCGTCCCCGGTCTTGTTGGGCATGGTGGATGGTGCGGGGCCACTATCGGGGGCACCATTCAGGCTCCGGGGGGCCCTAGGACACAACCGGTGAACATAAACTCCAGTGGAGGTGGAAATGCGGGCAACTTAGGGTACACCTCGGCGGCCTTGTTTTGGGGAACGGGTGCAGCGTTTACCGGTCTGCGTAACTGGTACTGCCGTGCCGATCTAGATGCAAATGGGTGGAGTATTGTTTCCGGCGCGTCCGTAGAAGACGCGGGTCCCGGGGTCGCACCCCTAGCCCCGTTGGTTGCAATTCAGCCGAATGTGTGGAATACGGAGTCCGTACTGCTGCCGCTTCGCGCGTATGCGACACGCCCTTCCAGTAAGACGAGTTTGATTGTGGACCTCCAGAACGCTCGCATCTTTCGCATAGACAACGTGTCGCCCGGTGACATCCTGACGATTGGACCCGACAAGTGGAAAGTATTCCCGTGGTACCGCAAAGACGCAGCGGCTCGTAATGGGGGGCAAGGCGTCAACCACACCGGCACATTCGGCTGGGCCATCCGGTACGAGGGGCCGTAAGTGGCAGTTATCACAGGCTTCCTCGCGGGATCGGTAGATTACGGGCATGACAACCCATACCTAACCGATGACCTGTACGACTATACCGACGCGTGGATCGACGACCTCGTCTACTGGGCCGCCACGCCGAGCCCCGGCGCGCAGCCGATGACAACCAACTGGCCGGTGTCGACCACGCCCTACGTCAAGTCGGGCAGCGTCGCGCGCAGCTACTTCGACGACTTCTACAACCGAATACACGTAGCTCCTAGAAGCATCAATGTCGGGACGTTGCTAAGTGCGCAGACTCTTCAGGTAGAGGTTTTTAACGCGTACTTAGTAGCCAACCAACTACAGAGCGTAACTCCCTCGAACGCGGAAGGGCTGGAGCTGACTAACGGCCCCGCCGTTCTGTTTTCGTGGCCCCCTCTGGGCTCCTATATCTACGATGTAGTTCTGGAGGTAGATGGTCCCCCGACTATCGATGCCTCGTTTGAAATCGTTTTCAATTCAGGGTCAGGTACCTTAGAGATACAAGGGCGCCGGGCGATCAACTGGTTTTTTGGCCCTAACTGGGATACCCCGGTAGTGGAGAGGCTGGAGTGGAAGACGGATGTATTGGAGGCGTACTCTGGCAAAGAACAACGAGTAAAGGTTCGGGAGAACCCGCGCCGGTTCTTCGAGTACGAGACCTTGGCCAGCAACAATATCGACCGCGTCCGGATGGAGAACCTGCTTATTTTTTGGCAGGCTCGTCCGTATGGGGTGCCGGTGTGGGCAGAAGGGTACCTCTCCCCAATTGCCTTATCTGCTGGGGCCCTCACCCTCTCTGTCCCTACTGCGAATCTGGACTACGTAGTTGGTGGGCTGGTGGGAGTAGCGTACGGTCAGGCGGGGGAGACCGCAGAGATTACCGCCGTGGCGGCCGACTCGGTCACGATCAAGTCGCCCCTAATCGATACGTGGCCGGTCGGGTCCCAGATATACCCAGTCTGTCTGGCTAGGGTGCAGGAGAGCTTCAACTTGCCCTACATGACGGACTCGGTGGCCCGAGCCACGATGCAATTTTCTCAGGAGGACGAGCAAGCCATCACCCCGGCCACAGAAGCTGCCACGTACAGAGGGTACCCTGTACTGACAGAACGCACCAATTGGGTGGAGGATGTGGATACCGACTACGCACGCAAGGTTAACCTTATCGATTTTCTGACAGGCAAGTTTGCGGTGGATGACTTGTCCCGCGTCCCCGTGGTGCGCCGCACGCACCGATGGACCTTGAACGGTCGGCAGTCCAAGGACACCTTCAGAAAGTGGCTGGCCGCACGTAAGGGCCGTTTGGTCCCCCTCTGGTTACCGACATTTCAGGAGGACCTGACGTTACTGCTGGACTTGGCGCCGTCATCCACCACACTATCCGTGAGAAGTACCGGGCTTGCCCTGTACGCGCCCGCCGCAGAGGGGAGAAGGGATATCGTGATCGCCCTTCATGGTGGGACGATGATCTATCGGCGTATCACCGGGGTCGCTACTGAGGGCGCAACCACGGAAGTGCTGGCCCTAGACAGTGCGATAGGAGTATCCGTATCCGTCTCACAGGTAAGACACATCAGTTTTATGCGTCTGGTACGACTGGATTCCGATGTGGCGGAGATTGTCCATCACACAGATGAATTGGGCGAATGCACCTTGGTATTACGGAGTGTGAGGGACACGCAATGAGTTATGACCTTGTAGAGCAATCAGAACACGGCGGGCAGCCGCAAGAGATGTACGAGTTCGTTCGGGGCACGAGGGCGTGGCGGTACGCATCGGGGGGTAGTGACATTGCCTTGCTAGGGGTCATCAACTACGCTGCGGTACCGATCTACCGTAGCTCTGTAGAGCGGTCTGGTGAGATGGGTAAGGCGGGTATCACCATCACACTCCCCCGAGACATTGATCTGGTACTAGATTATGTTTCCGACCCGCCCGCCGAAATCACCACTCTCAAGATATGGCGCCAGCACGCTTCTGACCCGGAAGTTGTCGTCTTCTGGATGGGCCGGGTAGTTAACGTCGAGTGGTCGGACTCTAATGTACTCCTGTCTTGCGAGCATCTGTACACCAGTATGCAGCGCGTGGGCCTTCGGCGGTCATATCAACTAAACTGCCCGCACAGGCTGTACGGTCCGTCATGCGGGGTGTCCGCTACGGCCATGCAGGTGCTGAGTGCCGTCACGAGCGTAGCGGGGAACGTAGTCAATACAACAGGGTTGGGCGGGGCCCCGGACGGGTACTTCAACGGGGGATACGTAACGTGGTCGGAGAACAGTTCCCTACAGTATCGAATGGTAATCAGTAGCACCACTTCTGCTCTCGTACTGCCTAGGCCGCCGTTGCGTCTGCTGGCCGGCCAAGAGATCACAGCATTCCCGGGGTGCCAGCACATTGTGGATGACTGTACGACTAAATTTGCCAATCTACCGAGGTACGGCGGCTTCCCGCATCGGCCCAGCAAAAACCCGTTCGGTGGCACTACTCTTTTTTAGGAGACAGAAATGTACGCGCTGATTGCTATCATCATCATATCTGCTCTGGTAACCCACGCGCTACGGCCGAAAACGCCAAAGCCCTCAGTGGCTACGCTAGACGAATTCGATGTGCCTACTGCAGACGAGGGCAAGCCTATCGCAGTAGTGTTCGGCGAGGTACTGGTCAAGAGCAGCAACGTGGTGGCATACGGGGACTTGCGTGCCGTCCCCATCAAGAGCAAGAGCGGAAAATGATTGAAATCGATTTCATTGTCACCCATGCAGACATGCGCAAGACGTACTACTGCAACAGGCATGCTCGGGAGTGGGCCGCGCGCCACGGGCTGGATTGGTGGGACTTCCTACAACACGGGGTTCCCGCGTCTGTGTTGCTCGCGATGGGCGACGCCTTAGCCGATGAGGTGGTCGAGACCGCGCGCCGCAGGATCGCGGACGAATCTGGCATTAGCAGGGGTTAAGGGACATCATGGGTAAGAGCAAGAAAGTCACGACGGGGTACAAGTACCATCTGGGGATGCACCTCGTCATCACCCATGCCAAAAGCGACGAAGCCGACGAACTGTCGGTTACGGAGTTCATAGTAGGGGAGCGACAAGCGTGGGCCGGTACGGTCTCCTCTAACTCGTCCATTTCCGTCAATGCCCCGGAGCTATTCGGCGGGGAGAAACGAGAAGGCGGGGTGCAGGGTACCGTGGATGTACTGCTGGGCGGGCCTACGCAAGTGGAGAACGATTACCTTGTACTGCTTAACGGGGGGGCACAGCCTAGCTACCTCGGGGTACTCAGTCTGGTGCTCAGGCAGGTGTATATGGCGGCCAACAACCCCTACATCAAGCCATGGTGGATACGGGTACGCCGGTTCTTCAAGGGATGGAACCCGACAAAGTCAGAGATCGGAAGTGGCGGGGCCAACGCGGCGCACATCATCTATGAGTGCATCACAAACCCCGAGTGGGGGATGGGCATGCCCGCGTCCATCATAATTGACGATGCTTCCTTCACCGCAGCAGCCAATCAGCTACACACTGAAGGGTTCGGGCTGCACCTGTTGTGGGATGCGCAGAGCAGTATCGAGGACTTCATCCAAGAGGTGACCGACCATATCGGAGGGGTAGTGGATGTTAACCCCACCACCGGTAAGTTCGTACTGAAGCTGATTCGTGGGGACTACGACCCCGGAACGCTGACCGAGTTTGGTCAGGACGACATCCTGTCTATGGAAAGCATGCAGCGGGGCCTCTACGGCGAGACCGTCAATGAAATTGTCCTGCAATACACGGACAAGGCGTCGTTCAAGACCGCCAGTGTCACGGTGCAGGATCTGGCCAATATCCAGATACAGGGCGCGATAGTGTCGCGTACGCAGAAGTATCCCGGCATCGCGGACCCCGAGCTGGCAGGCCGAGTGGCCTTGAGAGACCTTACCGCGTCAGCTACTCCACTCGCCAAAGCGTCATTCATTATCAACAGGCGCGGGTGGAAGCTCGGCCCGGGGGAGGTATTCAAGCTGAGCTGGCCTCCCTTGGGCATCGTATCCGTGGTCATGCGCGTGGGTGCAGTAGATAGTGGTGGGCTTGAAGACGGGCAAATTCGGGTTGAGGCAGTGGAGGATGTGTTTGGACTCCCGGCATCGTCCTACACCTCCCCGCAGCCAGTGGGCTGGGCGGACCCTTCTCCCGAACCTGTGGCTATCACGGTACGTAAATTGGTTGAGGCGCCGTACTGGGACCTAGCCACCACACTTACCGCCGCAGACCTATCGTTCGTGGATGAGACAGACTGCTTTGTCCAGACACTCGCGGCCCGGCCCACGGGCGGGGTGGTCAATTACGATATTGCGAACAGTAGTCAAGTGGTAGTGGCCACTGGGGACTTCTCGCCTACCGCTCTGGCACTTGCGGCCCTCCCGGTAGAGGTATCCTCGGTCATCACGTACTGGAGCGATATCGATGTGGATCTGGTATCCACAAACTCCCTCGCGTACATCAACGATGAATGCGTGCATGTCACTGCAATCAACACCGGCAGTAAGACCATCACAGTAAATCGCGGGGTGCTGGACACGACGCCTGTCGCGCACGCGGCGGACAGTCGTATATGGTTCGCTACGGACCTCAAAGGAGAGGACCCCACAGAGTACGCGGTATCCGAAAACGTAACCCTGCGGCTGCTGATGAACACGGGTCACGGAACCTTCCCGTATGCGAGTGCCACTGGGGTATCGCTGGTTATGGCTCGTAGACAGAATCGCCCCTATCCGCCCGGCAAACTGCTACTGAATACGATTGCCTACCCCGCCTCGGTGGTCGGTGCTCTCGTGATCACGTGGGCGCATAGGGACCGGCTGTCTCAGCTTGCCAGCATTATCCCGCAGACTACTGGCAACATTGGCCCAGAACTGGGCACGACCTACACGGTCAAGGTGATCGATGCTTCTACAAGTACGGTGCTTGAGACGACAGCGGGAATTACAGGAACCAGCCACACCCCCGCAGCTCTCGTTTCCAGCTATACACTTCGGGTGGAGGTCTGGAGTGTCCGGGACACGATAGATAGCTGGCAGGTAGCAAAGCATACGTTCTCGTATGCCCCTTCATAGGCGTAATTGAAATCGATTTCAAAATACGCTGAAACGCCTTGACTTGCGTGTTGCGCCCCTCATCTAGGGGCTATAGAATGGATCGGTCTTTTGAGATCGGTCCATTTTTACTTCTGTTTCCGTAACGCAGCATTCCCGCAAGGTGCTACCGGCCCATGAACGATATCGAACTACCGCAGGGGTCTACTTACCGCGCCATTGCCCGATGGGGCGTCCCCGCCTGTACGTTGAAGGCGATCACTGCGATCTCTCTCACGGCCCCCGCAACTTTGACCGTCCCGTCGCATGGTCTGGTCAATGGGTGGCCCGTCACGATCGAGGGCGCGGACAGCATGGAAGCGTACGTCCGCGACGATCTCGGGGGAGCTACGCTGGAACCTATCACCAAGCATCAGCATTCGGCCTCGCCAGTAGACGACGACACGATTACCCTACCGTGCGTAAATACTCTGGCATCGAAGGCGTACGCGGGCAAAGCGGCGCTGCGCTACAACGCTCCTGTGGATATGGCTGGGTATGCGGGGCGGCTGCAGGTACGCAACAAGGCCGGTGATCTGCTTATCAGTCTAACCTCCGACGACGGCGACATCATCATCAACAACACGACGAAGACCATCGAAGTCGTCTTCATGGCTTCGCGCACGGTGGGGGCGACGTGGAAGTCCGCCAGCTTCGCACTGGAAATGTACGTCGTCATTGATAGCAAAGAGTACGTCACTACCGTAGCCAGTGGCGAAGTGATCCTGATCCGAGAAACCGTCCGTCCGTAATACCCCCCTACCTTTAAAGGAGCACCACAAATGGCATCCGCCAATTTTCGCAGCCTGCCCCTCGCCCTCGCCAACGCGGACATCGATTTCGCGACGGGCGCTTTCAAAGCCCTGCTCGTCACGGCGGTTCCCGACGAGACCGCACTGGATACGTGGGTCGATCGCGCCGACGTGACCAGCGAGCACGCCGCGTCTGGCGGCTACCCGACCGGCGGCTATGCCGTCACGGCCGTGGTCAGCGCGGTGGACACCACGAACAACCGCGTGTCGATCACTTTTGACGCGGCGGACCCGGTGGACACGCTGACCACGATCAGTTCGGTTGGTCTGATCGTCTACCTCGATACCGGCGTGGCGGCGAACGACCTGCTGGTCTCGTTCGTTGACTTCGGTGGCACGGTGGCGAGCACGAACGGGGACTACACCCTGACGTTCACGACCCCGCTGTATATCAACGCTTAAGCCATGACCCCCACCGAAATACGGGCGGCGATTGTCGCCGACCCCGCGCTACAGGCGCTCGTGCCCGATACCGTCGCGCTCGCCGCTGCGCTGTCGGTCGGGCGCACACGGCTCGGCACGGTTACGCGCTCCGATTTTGCCGGGTGGGCCGCTGCGAGTGGCCTGCGCAGCAAGATCGAGGATCTGTCCACGACCGCTGCGCACCCCCTGCGCGACTCGTCCCTGGCCATTCTCGATGTGCTAAAAGGCGCGTCGGACGGGATCAATCTGTCCCGTCCTGCCAATGCCGCGATGCTCGACGCATGGGTAGCTACGGGCAATCT